TGGGCGTAGCAAAAGTGGCGGTTTCGCAAGCAATGGAGAAATTCGCCACTGCAGCGAAGGCCATCGAGACAAAAGGAATTAAACACGTTCTTCGTCTTTTCTACATGCTTGATTTGCAGTACCTGACGAATTCAGAAGTGATCCGGGCGTTCTATGGTCATTTGTTTCCATCTCCGGCAATCGTTACGCCGTCCATGATCAGAACGGCAGCGGGTGTCAACTTTAAGATGACTGTGCTTTCAGAGATGGTCAACCGGGATCAGAAAGTCAATCAGATGTCTACGTATTTCTCATTGGCTCAAGGGCAGTTGGCTCCTGAGTCTATTGATATCATCTTGAAACAAATCTGGGAACTGATGGGATTTGATTCCAAAGATATTCGTGCAGCTGGATTGAATCCACCGCCTCCTGCTCCTGCAGGTGGTGCAGGGATTCCGGGACTCACTACGCCGGGCGCTCCATCTCCTACAGCGCCTACGCCAATGAATCCTCCGGCTCCCGGTCAGGCTGGTGCTGGTGCACCAAGCCCCACAGCAGCAGCGGGTAAAGCCATTTTACAAGCACACACAGCGTCAGCTCCGGCTGGCGGTCTTCCGGGTAATCCGATTGTGAAGAGTGTAGTGCCACAAATGAACAGTGGTGTTGGACATGTGAACCTTCCGGGGGCACCGTCCATGCCGGGTGGAATGTAATATGCCTTTTAAGAGTGAAGCGCAACGTAAATTTTTATTTGCGAAGCATCCCGAAGTTGCAAAAGAGTTTGCCAAGATGACACCGAAAGGGGCGAAGCTGCCCAAGCACGTTAAATCGGACCCACAGAAACGAGCGCACACTGGTTTCATGCGGGGATTATCAAAGGGGTATTAAATGTCGGACATGTCCTTAGCGGAGAAGATTATCAGGGCTGAGAAGACAGAAGAGCTAGTGAGGATGCGGAAAGGAATCATTGAAGCGTTTAAAGGACTTCCGAACGCCGAAGAGATTGTGGACCGCGATTATGCGATTCTGAAAGACGAACTTACGAAGAGAGGAGCACTCTAATGGATTTTGGTGAATTGGCTAAAGACCCTTACAACCTTCGAGAAGAGACAAATATTTTAAATCAACTGGATAGTCTTGAGCGGCAGGCACACGCTGGCGCGTTGTTTGAAGACTTACGGCGGCATCCGGCGTGGCAGAAGATCGAAGAGTACATGAAGAACTCCATTGAGGAGTCACAGAAGACAATCTTCAGTGATCCTGATGGCGACCATCGCAAAGCCATCTTCCAAGTTCAAGGGATGGTTAAACTGCGGAATTGGATTCATGCTCAGAGTTTGGCGGGTCAGATTGCTTCCCGCGCCATCGCAGAACATTTTAAAGCTGTGCAAGAAGAGAAAGACGCATTAGGACTGCAGTAAAGGAACTAGCAGGGGGAACACGCCCGACCGCCGATAGGCGACAATCGACAAGCAAAGGAGACACAACGTGGCAAGTAACGGTGAATCATTAGTCAGTCCCGCATCAATCAATGCGAGAGCAGAAGCCTTAGAGAAAGCAGAAAAAGATGCAGCAGCCAAAGCCCCAGAAGCTAAGCCAGAGGATAAAGCACCAGTCGTTCCAGAAGTGAAGGCCCCGGAACAAAAAGCTCCTGAGCCTAAGCCAGAAGATAAGAAGCCGGAAGTCAAGGCTCCTGAAAAGAAAGCTCCGAATGATCCTGATGAACTTCGCAAGTGGAATACGCGAGTCAGTCAGGAAAATAAGAAACTTCGGGATGAGATGTCGGCTTTAAAAGAGGCACAGGAAAAAACTTTCAAACTGTTGTCTAAGATTTCCAAGACGCCAGTTGACTATAAAGAATTAGCCAAAGACCCAGAGAAACTTCAGAAGTTCATTGAAGAGGAACGAGAGAATGCCACGGCTGAACTAAAAGCTCAGTTGGATCAGGCTTCCGCAGAAGCGAAACAGAAGGACACGCTCGTTGAACGTATGAAGCGTGAGCATGACACGGAGAATTATCCTGAATGGAAACGCCTCTATCCGCAGATTGTGAAAATTGCGATGGGGCCTACCGGTCAAGGTGATCCTCGAATTGACTTCACAAAGCCGTCTGGTGAAGTCTTAGACTCGCTGTATGAACTGGCTCTCCAAGAGAATCCAGCCCCTGCAGCAGCTCCGGCTCCTGCTCCGGTTCAGGAAAAGGTCTATAAAGAATCAGAGATGAAAGCTATGCTGGCAGACATGTTGGCAAAAGAAAAAGACGCAATTGCCAAAGCTGCAAAAGAAGAAGCAATCAGAGAGGCGCAGGCTGGCCTGTCTGAAGAAACCAAAGGCGGGACAGTCGCAAGCGCAGGGAAAGGCGCTGGTCGTGTCCCAGCTGATCATCTGGCAGGATTCAAAAAACTGTCCTTGAATGAGCAGCGTGAATGGTTGATTGCTCAACAGCAACAGAGCTAAGTAGGAAAGCCCTAGGGGTTGATAAACACCCCTAGGCACAATTTTAGCAGCTAGGTCGCAGGTTCGATTCCTGCCTCCTCTATCGGGGGAGTAGCTCAGTGGGTAGAGCAGCAGCTTTCGCGGGTGGGGGGGGGGGGTAGATGGCTTATAAAGACTTGAGCAAAAGGCGCAAGTTCTTTCGAGAGGAGCATAGGCGAAAGCAGCAACTCTTTGAAGCCATGAAGAATTACCCTTGTGTAGATTGTAAAACAGTCTATCCACCTGAATGTATGGATTTCGATCACCGACCCGGAGAACAGAAACTATCAAAAGTTTCTACACTGGTTCGCGGTTCCTTGCAAAAACTTTTAGATGAGATTCGTAAATGTGATCTTGTTTGCGCGAATTGTCATCGTATCAGAACTCGAAAACGAATTGAGTTGAAATAATTTCGCACTTTAGTGAAACGGTATCACGACGGCCTCATAAGCCGTAGTTCCACGTTCAACTCGTGGGAGCGCAACCATTTAAGTTGCTTTCGTGGGCTTGTAGCTCAATTAGGAGAGCGCGTGCTTTGCAAGCATGAGGCAGCAGGGGCAGAACCTGTCGAGTCCACCGAAGCAATTAAGATTTGAAGTTACCAAGCAGACCCTGATATTAGGACAACCTGTTAGGTAACGAGCAAAGCCCCTCGTTTGTACGAGATAAGGCATGTGTCCATTAGTAACGGACAAGCGTTGAATCAGGACGCCCCGAAAGACGATGAGATGCGATAGCGGCTTGGACGGCTATTAACCTTGGTACTTGTGCAAACGTTCTTGAGATTTTGCGCTCAAACGTATCTTGAAGTAAGGAACATAAAATGGCTCTTAACGTAAACTTGACATCTACGAGCGGCCTCAATGATGCTTCCGCGATTTTCTATGATCGCAAGCTCTTGACCCGGCTCATGTTCTCTTTGTTTTTCCAAGAGAACGCAGAAAAACGGACGCTGCCTAAACAGTCCGGTACGCAAATTCAGTTCCTGCGCCCTGTGAATCAGGCTGCAGTCACCTCGCCCCTTGGCGAAGGTGCAAACCCCAATGGACAGGTTTGGCAGTCCACGAAAATTCTGTCCACGCCTCTTCAGTACGGAGCGTTCGTGTCGTATTCCGACCGCCTCATGCTGGAAGCGTATGACAACATCACGGAAGCTATCCATGACGTTCTTGGATATCAGGCCGGGTTGTCGCTGGACACCATCTGCCGGAATTCGTTGACCGGCAACATGACCATCCAGTACACGGGATCAGCTGTCTCCGAAGCAACGGTTTCCGTTGTGGCGGCAGGCGTTGACTTCCGTCGGGCCTCGGCTCATCTCCGCGCTCTTGCGGTTATGCCGTTCGAGGATGGAACGTATCACGGTATTGTTCACCCTAACACCAGCTTCGATCTGCAGAGCGACAGCGCTGCATCGGGTTGGATCGAGCTGAATAAGTACATCAGCATCGACAAGGTTCATAATATGGCCTTGGCGGGAGAACTTGGCAAATTGTATAACATCCGGTTCCAAGAGTCGCAGAACGTTGCGCTCGGTACTGGCGCAGCTTCGGCTGTGACCTACCACAGCTGGGTGTTCGGAAAGGAATCTTTCGGTGCGGTCGATGTGGCCAACCAAGGGATTCAGAAGATCGTGCACCAGCCGGGTGATTCCGGTGTGGCCGATCCGCTCAACCTGAACGGGAGCATTGGCTGGAAAGCCTATGCTGTTTTCCCCGTGCTGGACTCTCAGCGTGCCATCGAAGTTATCGGCACTTCAGCGGCCTAAGCCGTAGCTTTAAGTTAGCCACGGGCTCCATTCTGCGTAGCGGAATGTCCCGTGCACAATTTAGTCAGACAGATCAAGGAGCTATAAAATGGACATGGGAATGAAAGACAGCATGGAAAAGAAAAATACGACCTTTAAGTGCCCCTCTTGTGGAGAGATGCTCTCCGTGGAGTCTAAAGGTGAAGCCGATATGGAGCATGGCGAAGAGAAGAAAGAGATGAAGTCTCCGAATACGGCGAATATGCCGATTCACCAGCTCAAAAACAAAATTAGCTCTCAACCGAACCTGAATTCGTACTAAAACATGGACTTAGAGAGCCTTCGTAAGTCATTTATCGGCAAGCAGGATGAGGCAGGCATGGGGACACTTCCCGGCCTTGCTAACATGCTGAAGGGTGCCGGAGCCCCGCCAGCTGATGCTGGAACGGCCAAAATCCCCTTAACTTTGCTACCTGCAGGTGCTCAGCCGGGCCAAAGGATCAGTTTGACCGTTACCGGTATTGATGCAGTGAGCGGAATGGCAACTGTGGTGCCTGATGCTGTGCAGAACGCAGTACCAGAGGCACCGATAGGACAAAAGCAGGACGCTGTAGACAAAGCTATTACTATGGGACCGATGGATGACCTCCGTACTTACCTCTTCCAGAAGACCCAAGAACAGGAGCAATAATATGGAAAAAGTAAGTTCTGCCGACCCGGTTATGGGACCGACTGAGAATAAAATTCCTACGACCATGTACATCAAACATGATGACATGCCCGGTCTTGATGAGGCCGCTCTTGGCACTCGTGTTAAATTTACGGTGACGGGTAAGATTACCGCCAATCGTGCAGGTAGTGACATGTCGGATGGTGAAGCCACTATTGAAGTGATCAGTATTGAAGACGGACAGCCAGAAAAGAAAAAGAACGCAGCTACGATGCACCTCGCTGACTTGAAAGCGAAGTTGCCGAAGGTTGATGAAGAGAACCCAAAAGAGGAAAAAGATAAAAAAGAAGAAAAGGAGTAATCCATGAGCCGCGCACTCACGGGGCTGCAATCGGGGGATTTTTACCGGTGTATCAAACAATTAAATCCACGTTTAAGGATTTGTAGCATAGATGGTAGTCAGTATGCTGCAGGATTGTACATTATTGATGACAGAGAAGGATGGATTTCTATCTGTGGAGTCGATAAAGGATATGTGCCAGTCAATACGACGGTTGATGAGGTTGGTCATATCTTAAAGAGTGGTTGGGTTCGAGTTGTAAGAATTCTTTTGGCACAAGGTTATACGACGGTTGCAAAAGTTCGTAAGGTGTGGCCTAATTTCTTTTTATCGCGGATTCCCAAAGCTGAGTTCCAGAATGTTGATCCAATTTTAAAGAAGATGGGCAAATTTGTTTATGAGCAGGAAGACAAGCGTGGCGAGCAGGGAATGACGGCTGATCAGATTATGGAAGTCTCAGAAGACATCCACAAGAAAGACACAGACGCGAAGAAAGAACAAGATGACAGGCACAAATGGGAGCTTAAAAAAGCTCTTGACCAAGATCAAAAAATTTACCTTTAAGGAGCTATCACAATGAGCGCATACACATATCCATCCGTATTATTTCAAGGCCTGACCTTCACTGCAAAACAATGGGGTAAATTTCCCACAATCTCTTTTACGACTGGTGGAACGGCAGGCTCTGAAGTTGTAACGGTCAATGCAGCCCTGACCAGTATCAGTGTCCAGATTGAAACTGGTGTAAGCACGACCGCGCAGGTTAAAGCTGCGATTGAAGCTACCTCCCCTTCTGTTAATCTCAACTCTGCTGGCGATCTCGTCTCTATCGTTGAGACTACGCCCGGTGTTGTTACCGCTCCGGCTACTTCTAGTGCGATGACTGGTGCTGTAGCCCCCAACGTCCTTGGGTATTTCATGGATCAAAACGGAACACCCTTGACCACAACCTTCCAAACCTTATTCTTCAAGTTCTCGGCCCGGTATTGCTCTATTATTAACAAAGAAACCTCCGGTACGAAACAGGTTATCTTCAGCTGGGATGGTGTAAATAACCACGGTATTCTCGATCCGGGTGAATCCATGATGATTGATACTGTGAACTCAAACGTTATTTATCTCAAACAGGCCAATGGCGCACCGGCCTATAAACTGATGGCGAAAGCGTTCTAATGAGCTCGTTCAAGAATTCTGACGTACAGATTGACAATCTTCCAGTACCCGTTACTGTTGTCTCGGAATATGTCAATCCTGTAAACGTATTCGGTGAGGTGGATGTTCCTTATGCCACTGAAACCACCATTGTCTCGTACACTGTCCCATTGACAAAGACGCTGGACTTGACGAGCATCGTTGGTTGGGGAGATTACGTTGGAGAATTCTTTGTTCGTGTTGATGGAGTGCAACGTGGCGGTGGCTGGACTACAGCCGCTCAGATTACTTTAGTATTGCCGTTTGAGGATGCTCCGATCATTGCTACTCCGGGGCAGGTTGTGACTGTGAGTGTGGTTCATTATAAGACCGCAACACGGCACTTCAAAGCTAATATCTGTGGAGGGACAAACTAATGGCTGACATCGTACCAAATAAAAATTTGAACCGAGCCCGGCTCAAGACGCACATCCTAGAAATGCAGTTGCAGCTTCAACGGATGGATGAAAGGAAGTTAATGATTCAAGATGAGTTGGAAAAAATTATGGAAAACGAAGTAGCGGCACAAAAAGACTTAGCTGCTACACAAAATCAACTGGACCTATTAGGAGCTTAAACCCATGGCTGACAATGACTCGAAACTACCAATTAGAAGTTTAGCCGCAGATAACACCACGGAGATTGCAGACTCTGCTGGTACTACGATCAATCCGGCCAAGGAAGATGGACACCTTGCCACGATTGATACGAGCACCTCTTCGATTGACACCAAGATCACTACCACCGCCAATGGTATCAAAGTTGATGGCACGGCAACTACTCAGCCGATTTCTGCCGCCTCTTTGCCTTTACCAACTGGTGCCTCGACATCAGCGCTTCAAACGACTGGAAACTCTTCGTTATCCAGCATTGATGGAAAGCTGAACTCGCTCGGCCAGAAAGCGATGTCTGCAAGCGTGCCCGTTGTGCTCGCTTCCGATCAATCCGCTATTCCTGTGACTGTGACTGGAAGCGGTGCAGTAGAGCTTCCGCAATATAGCACAGCAGCTGCTGTTGCCTCGAATGCCTCAAGCACTCAGTCCTATACGCCCGGCTCAACGGTGCTGTTAGATGGATTTGATGCTGGCGCGTCAGGCCAAGCTAAGTGGGAATTGCAGTATGGTACGACTGGTTCTGAAACTACGAAAGTAGTGAAGTTCACCAGCAAAGGTGATCTGAATGTTCAATTCAGATTCCCTAATCCTATCTCCGTTACGACAGCGATGACTGTTAAGCTGATTAGAACGAATATGGATAACCAATCGCAAGACCTGTATAGCACGATCCAAGTTCACTAAGTAAATGTGGAAGCGATAACCACATTAAAAACACCCAATTTTTGAGGAGACTATGGCTGATCTAAACTTTGCCCAAGGTGCAATTCCTGTTACTCTTGTCAATGACGTTAGTGGCAATCAAGTGGCAGTTTCAGCTACCGGCGCGGCTTCAGTTGACGGGAGTGGAGTTACTCAACCCGTCTCCGCTGCATCATTACCTTTACCGGCAGGTGCCGCTACAGCAGCAAATCAAGCCACAGAGATTGCAAGTTTAGCTGCTATTGACGCTGGTATACCTGCTGCTTTGGGTCAGACTACCATGGCAAACAGTATGCCGATTGTGATTGCGTCCAATCAAACCTCGATTCCAGTTACGACGGAAGGACAAAAACCCACGTATGCTGCAGCATTTATTGGGTTGGTTCCAGCAGCATCGCCAACAGATGTTTTAACAATTACTGGTAGTGCAACAAAGACTGTTAAGATTACATCTCTTCGGGTCACTGTGTCAACAACGGCGGGCTCAGGTATCTTATTTAATGCTAATTTAGTAAAACGGTCTACTGCTGATAGTGCAGGTACAAGCACTACCGCAACAAATGTTCCATATGATTCAAATAGTGCTGCAGCAACAGCAACAGTCAAAGGTTATACTGCAAATCCTACACTTGGAACAGCAGTGGGACCAGTTCGCGCTATTCGATATGCAGCTACTCCCGCTTCTGTGCCTAACCAAGAAGTATTTATGGAATTTGGTACTCGACCAGCTCAAACCGTCGTGCTTCGTGGAACTTCTGAACAACTTTGTTTGAACTTTGGTGGAACCTCAATAACCGGTGGTATTGCTGATATAAGTATTGAATGGACTGAGGAATAATATGACTATTGATGTAGTTCAAGTTGCTAATGTAACATCCCCTATTGAGCTTCAATCATGGTTTGATAATCATCCAAGTATCTCTCTTGTTGACTGTAGAATTTTAAATGTTTCAGGAATTTTTTACATTATTTATTAAGGAGCTATTAAATGGCAACGACTGGCAATGACATTGTGAATGATGTGAGGGCCGAAGTCCTTGAACCCTCGCCTACATTCTTTTCTTCTACGCGCATGTTGGCTTTAATCAACCTCGCGCAGAAAGAATACGTTCGTAAGACCCGCTGCCTTCAGAATTTTGCTTGGACCTCAACTGTGCAGGGTATTGGCGTTTACCCGATGCCTGCAGACTGGATGGGTAGTGAGTGCATCTTCTGGAATGATCAATCTGGTTCCACTCCTATTTGGCGTCGGCTCAATCCTACGTCCTTAGAGAAGATGGCACAGGAAAGCCCCAACTTCTTGTCTTCTGACAATAACCAGCTGGGCAAGCCATATAAATATTTTATCAATGGCACCAATCTTTACATCTATCCGAAGCCAGACGCATCTGGTCTGAATGACATCTTCATGTTCTATCAGTCCAGAGAGACGGTGCTTAAAACGCTGGATGATCCCCTTTCCATTGACGATTCGTTGACACCGGGCCTTCGCGCCTACGTTCTGTGGAAGATGTGGGCACAGGATCAGGAAAAAGAGTTGGCAACGGAACAAAAAGATATTTTCAAAGAAGAGCTTGGTCACGGCATCAAATGGCGCAATCAACGCATCTTAGACTTAAAACGGAAGATTGACATTGAATCGTATGCACCGTTTACGAATATTGGTGGTAGATATTCGTCTTCAAACGGATCAATGAATCCCCTAAACTTGGGATAACCCAACAGGAGCTAAAACAATGGAAGACTTAAAAGAAACACTTACTCTCAAAGGCAGCGTCAATGTCAGATTGATTGGGCCGGATGGAGTCGTAAAACAGGAACACACGGATCATAACCTTGTTGTGACCGTTGGTAAAAACTATCTTGCTTCATATCTGCTTCCCGGCAACCACAACACAGGCACTGAATTTGCTCAGTATGTGGCATTGGGAACCTTACAGACTGGACCGGCGTCGGGTGATACTGCCCTTGGTGCAGAGTCTGTGGTTGGCGGCTACTCTCGTGTGGCTGGTACGCTTACTAGCTCTACGAATGTGTGGACGAATACTGCCACCTTCTCCCCCGGTAACGGAACGGATGCCATTAAAGAAGCAGGCCTTTTCTCAGCCTCAACTTCGGGTACGATGTTTGCCCACCAGACGTTTAACGTCTACAATAAAGGCGCGGCTGACACCATGATCATTGTTTGGAGTGTGACGTTCTCGTAAGTCGTAACGCCCGCATAAGAGGATTATAATATGGCAAATTTCCCAAGTTCTGTCTCCACAAACGCGAATCTGTACATCGCGGTTAATGGAATTCAGACCACGCTTGCTGCGCCTATTACCAATTCTGATACTACTATTACGCTCACGTCCACAACCAGTTTTCCTACCACTGGATTGGTGACGATTGAGAATAACGAAGTTGTCAGCTATACTGGTATCAGCGGAGCTAACTTAACAGGATGTACAAGAGGAGCAGATGGTACTACTGCTCTCGCCCATAGCACAGGTGTGACCGTTGGCCTTACCATTGTGGCCGCTCATCACAACTTGCTCAAAGACGAGATCATTGCTATTGAAACTGCTCTCGGTGCTTCGTTTGCCAAAGGAAATCTCACTGCAGGTTCAACCAAGATCAGTGTCTCTGGCGGTACAGGGGCCGTTATCGGTTCTGGTACGACTGTAGACATTGGTGTGTTCAATCTCGGACAGCTCTCCAATGTTGTCCTGACTTCTCCTGCCTCGAATGACCTACTCCAATTCAATGGAACGAATTGGGTTAACTTCCCCTCCTCGACCAATGCTGTGGCTAGTACGGTCATGTCCCGCGATGCGAATAAGAATGTGCAGGTCAATACACTCATTGAGAACTTTACGACCACAGCAACGGCAGCTGGAACAACCACGCTAACGGCTGCTTCATCTCCGCTTCAACAGTTCACTGGAACGACCACACAGAATGTGGTTCTGCCTGATGCCACTACCCTTACGGTGGGCTATCAGATTTCTGTGCTCAATCGCAGCACTGGATCGGTGACTGTCAAGAATAATGGTGGGACGGCTCTCGTAACAATTACTGGAAACGCTCAAACAACTTTTACTGTAACGGATATCAGCACCGCTAATGGTGTGTGGGATGCCAGTACGTCTTCTGGCGGCTCGGCTGTAGTTCAGTATGTTCGCTATATTGTGGGGACTGCTACTGGAAGCTACAGCGGCAGTACGACCGTGTTTGATCTTCCTTTTGCGTATCAGCAAGATGGGAAGAGCTTAAACGTCTTCTACAATGGTCAACTTCTTTCTGGTTCCACTTATTCTGAAACCAGCAGCACGCAGATCACAACGAGCACGGCTCTTGTCTCTGGGTCAGAAGTCGTATTCAAAACTATTTCAAGTGGCGCTAATGCCACGGCAGTCACGTTCATCCGTGAAGACTATATCGTTGGAACGGCAAGTGGCTCCTATACCGGAAGCTCTACAGTCTTCAATCTGACCAACACGTATACTCCGGGTGGCAATAACCTCAATGCGTATTTAGACGGTGATCTGCAGACCAAAGGTGCAGGCGTTGACTATGTTGAAACCAGCTCCTCGGTTGTGACATTCAACAATGCACTTGTGACGGGACAGAAAGTGTCCTTCCTATTCGCTCAGTCTGCTGCTCCTGCGGGAACAGTCAGCAATGGTACGGCTGGACAGATTGCAGTATATTCCTCTACTGGCGTAGTGGTATCTGGTTCTTCAACAGTCGATAAGGGTGCGACACCTTCAAGCAATCAATTAAATCTTAAAGCGAATGGTAGTGGAGAGCTTGGACTTTTAGCTTACTCTGCTGACAATGAGCAGATTGGATTTGATAGTGAGTGGACTGGTGCGGCAGATGTGGCTCGGTATACGTCTGCGTACAAGATTGTTAAGAATGGTGATGCGCTTCTTGTGACGGGAAATACCGGGTTAACTTCTGGTAACTCCTACAGCCCGACAACGATTGCCACATTTAAGCCATCTGGTTGTTCATTTAATGGAACCAACACAAATGACGCTGCCGCAGCTGGCAAAATTGGAGAAGTTATTTCTGCCAGTCGATTACGATCTGCTGAGCTCGCACTAACGAGTGCTACGACTTCTAATTTGTGCTCGATTACTTTAACAGCAGGTCATTGGAATATTCAAGGTGTTGTGGGCCATGATGCTAGTAGCCCCGGCGGTCCCGTCTATTCAATTATGGGCTCTGCTATTAGCGTAACTTCGGCAACAGTCCCAGCTTCGGATACCACAGCTGTGCCAAACTCGTCTGGAGAAGTTCGGACGTTAGTTAATTTTAACGCCGGGACGATTCAGCCAAATGGTGATGTAGTTCAAGGATCGCTGTATAGCTATGTGTACCTATCGGCTTCCACTACATTTTACCTAGTGGTACGTGATACGTTCACTGGAAGTACGGCATACGGTTACGGTAGTATTATTGCAACGAGGGTGAGATAATGGAAACCTTATACACATCTGATGGTTTAATCTATACCGGCATGAGCCAAGAAACTGTTCAAGCCATGCTTACGGCTCAAGGCTCCTCGGCTACTTTTGTGAGTAAAGAAACGTTTGATCAACAGACAGCGGCTAGAATCGCTGCGAAAGGAAACTAATATGGCACTGACTCAATTCGACTCTTCACAACTCGCAGCCTTCTCCAATACGTTTCTTGGTTTTGGTCGTAACCGTATTCTCAATGGGGATATGACCATTGATCAACAGAATGAAGGGGCAGCTGTGTCTGTTAACAGTACATCTGGATTCTTTGGGTGTGATGGTTATCAAGCGCTTGGACAAACATCTGATGGCGTATTTTCTATGCAACGCGCTTCTGCTACACCTCCGACCGGCTTCCAGTTTTATCAACGCATTACCACAACGACAGCTGATGCTTCAGTTGGTGCAACTCAGCAGTATTTCTTTCGCCAAATTATTGAAGGTCTGACGATTCGAGACTTTCAGGCTGGAACTGCTTCTGCTAAAACATTCACCTTATCTTTTTGGGTTAGAAGCTCCTTAACTGGAACCTTTGGTGGGTCCGTTATGAATGGTGCTCAAAACCGCAGCTATGTTTTCAACTACACCATCAACTCTGCAAATACATGGGAACAGAAAGTTATTACTGTGCCCGGTGATACGTCTGGTACATGGACATTTGATAATGGCGCTGGTATGCGGGTATTTTGGGATGTGGGTGCAGGAGCAAACTTTGAAGGGGCAACAGGTTCTTGGACAACGAGCGGTTTACTTTATCGTTCTTCAGGCAATACGCGACTTATTTCCACAAATAGTGCGACCTTAGACCTAACGGGGGTTCAATTAGAGCTTGGGTCAACTGCTACACCTTTTGAGGTTCGTCATCCAGAAGTAGAATTAGCTTTGTGCCAGCGCTATTACGAGAAAAGCTATAACCAAGGAACTGCAGTTGGAGCAAATGGTGGTGGATCAAGTTGGAGTGCAACGTTTGCTCTTATGGCCTCTAACCATGTGCAAAGTCATCAGATGCACT